CTTGCTATAGCTACAGAATTAGGTAATAATAATTATACGGGGAAGATATCTCTCAGCGGTTTTGGAGAGAATCTACTAAACCCGTATTTCCCAGAGATCGTACAGATCTTTAGACAGGCATTGCCTAGCTCTACTATAGAGTGCAATACTAATGGGGATAAGTTAACATACGAATACGCAAAAGATTTATTTGAAGTACGTGGTCTCGATTTGATTTATATTAACCTGTACGATGGTATAGATCAGATGGAACATTTTGATATAATCATGCGAGATACGGATACGAGTAAGTACAAGTATCGCATGCATTGGGGAGATTTTGAAAAGCATGGTTTAATTTTAAATAACAGAAGTGGAGTTATGGATTGGGTAGGGGTCGAGGAAAGTAGTGTGACCGCGCTACGGGGTAAGCCCTGTCATTATCCTTTCTACAAGATGTTTGTAGATTGGAATGGAGATGTACTGTTCTGTAGTAACGATTGGGGAAGAGAGCATGTTGTGGGAAATTTAATGCAAGATACATTGCATAACGTGTGGTTTAGTAAGCGTATGACTAAGATACGAAAGAGGCTAATGAAAGGGGATAGAAGTATGTCACCTTGCAATAAGTGTAGCGTAGATGGTTCCTTATTTGGGAAACCCTCGTTTGATTTGATAAAGGATTACTATGAACGTACTAATAACAGGAAATAGCAACTTCTCTCATGGATTATCCCTATTGGCAAATGTTACTACCTGTAGAATAAGTGATATTACAAACCATGATATAGGCTTAGATGAGTATGATGTTTTTATTAACTACGGGCGTCAAGGTTTCGGTCAAGTATCCGCTTTGCAAGCAGTTGCTGACGAGTGGTGGTTTGACTCTAATAAGATTATAATAAACATATCTTCTAGAGCAGCTCAACCCAATATCTCTAAGGGGTATATGTATGCAGCTCAGAAAGCCGCTCTTAATCATTACACTAATAACTTACAGTATAATTCTGATATACAGTGCAGACTTACAACCTTGAATCTAGGCCTCATGGAGCATGATACTTTGCCTTCAGTACCTTGGTCACAGGTTATAGAGATTATACTAGAGATTATTGATAAACCTTACGCAGTACCAGAACTAACTATTCAACATCCTGCTAACTACCTACAAGTGCAGGCGGATAAACTATTACATGAGTTACTAGGATTATGAAAGCAGTAATAAGCCATAGAATCTATATGGATTGCACCTCCGAAGTGCAGGAGAGTATCGATAGAGAACTCACATATACAATACCTTCGTACAACCCTCTTGACCCGCCTCAGGTAATTAAGAATATGGGAATCATCCGTAATGGCTTAGTTACATTACCTATTGGAAGGATGGACTTAATACCAGAGCATTACGAAATAATCGATAAGCGTGTTACAAAGCCTATCACCTTTCCAGAGTTCAAGTTTGAGTTACGACAAAGCCAACAGGATGTTTATGATGAACTCGAAGACAACGCCATAATCAACGCTTGGGTCAGTTGGGGAAAGACTTTTACAGGTCTTGCGATAGCAGGCAAGTTAGGTCAGAAAACACTCGTTGTTACCCATACTGTCCCTCTGCGTAATCAATGGGCAAAAGAAGTAAAGAAAGTATTTGGGTTTGAGCCAGGCATCATAGGCAGTGGTCGCTTTGAACTTGATGCTCCTATCGTCATAGGGAATACACAGACTTTATACCGAAACGTAGACAAGATTCGCAAAGAGTTTGGCACAGTCATACTAGATGAGATGCACCACGTTAGTAGTCCGACCTTCTCTAAGATATTAGATACAAATTACTGTAGGTATAAGATAGGCTTATCTGGAACCATAGAGAGAAAGGATGGTAAGCATGTAGTATTCAGAGATTACTTTGGAAGCAAGTTATTCAAGCCTCCTAAAGAAAACTATATGACCCCTACCATTCATCTAGTACAGTCTGATATTAGGTTCATGGATGGCAACAAAATACCGTGGGCTAATAGAGTAACAAAATTATCTAATGATGAAGAGTACAGACATACTATATCCATGCTAGCGGCAGCCTACGCTGCAAAGGGGCACAAGGTTCTAGTAGTAAGTGATAGAGTTAGCTTTCTTAAAGCATGTGCGGAGCTGACTGGAGACAAAGCAATATGTGTTACAGGTGATGTAGCACACGAAGATAGAGAGACGCTAGTAGAAGAGATACTTACGGGAGACAAGAACGTATTGTATGGAACTCAAGCAATTTTCTCAGAAGGTATCTCAGTAGATACACTAAGCTGTTTGATACTAGCAACACCAGTAAATAATGAACCACTGCTGACACAGTTAGTCGGTCGAGTGATTCGCAAAAAGGAAGGTAAGATAAGCCCAGTTATAGTTGATATACACCTGAAAGGAAATACGGCTCGAAAACAAGCTACAAATCGTGTCGGGTTCTATATGAAGCAGGGCTGGGAAATGAAGTACCTTTAGAAAAATAATTCTTGACAATATGGTAAATTTAAAGTATAATAATGCTCTTATTTGATTGGAAAAAGGTTTTTGATACAGCGGAAGGAAATATTTCCTTGTGTAATCTAATAATGGAAATGCTTATAAAGAAGCAAATTCCACGCAATAAATACGATTACATATTTAAGTATTACCAACTGAATTTTGCAGGAACTAGCTTCTTGCTTCACCCTGAATTCCTACTTTACAATGCTTATAAGTACACACCTCGGGAACTCTGTGTTTACTATGGTTTAGCTTCGCTTAGAAACTATAGTGATTACATGGCAACCGGCAAAACTACGCTAGATCCACTACATTGTCCTGTGGATTTAGAAACCTTAAAAGACAACAGGCTACTGATTATATCTGAGAATGAAATTACTCTAATATACGAAGAAGTCACACTGGAGACTATACACTAATGGCTATTGCATTTAACAAACAAAAGGGTTCTGCCCAAAAATCATCCCTCTCAACTTACCAATACACCGATGGCGACAATAAAATGCGCATCGTAGGCGACATTCTTGCTCGCTATGTATATTGGATCAAAGGTGAGAACGACAAAAATATTCCTATGGAATGCCTCTCTTTCGACAGAGATGCTGAACGGTTTAATAACCTAGAAAAAGACTGGGTTCGCGAGTACTACCCTGACCTTAAATGTGGTTGGAGTTATGCGACACAGTGCATCGACAATGGAGAAGTAAAAGTAGTAAACCTAAAGAAGAAGCTGTGGGAGCAAATCATTACCGCTGCTGAAGACTTAGGTGACCCAACTGACCACACTACTGGCTGGGACATTTGTTTCAAGCGAGTAAAGACAGGTCCGCTTCCTTACAACGTAGAATACCAACTGCAAGCACTTAAGTGTAAGCCACGTGCCCTTACTGCAGATGAATTAACTTCTATTGGTGAATTGAAGTCTATGGATGATGTTATGTCCCGCCCTACACCTGATGCCCAGAAAGAGTTGCTTGACCGTACTCGCAATCATGGTGCAGAAACAGATGACGAAGCGTTAGACGCTGAGTTCGCTGTAAAGTGATACTATATACGGCAGACTGGCACATAAAGCTGGGACAGAAAAATGTTCCAGTAAAGTGGGCTACAAACCGTTATCAAATGTTCTTCGACCAAGTTTATGACTTAGAGAAGCAATGTGGTATGCACATAATAGGAGGTGATCTTTTTGATCGCCTTCCTAATATGGAAGAGTTGGAACTCTACTTTTCGTTTATTCGGAAGGTAGGGATTCCAACTATTATCTATGATGGGAACCATGAAGCGACTAAGAAGAATAAAACATTCTTTACTCAGTTAAAGCAGGTTTCTAGAGATATAAACCCTCTTATACACATAGTAGATATATCATACATAGACCATGATTTAGGGTTCGGTATATTACCCTACGCAGACCTACATAAGAAAGGTGCTATAGAACACTTTGATAGCAGGATGCCCTTGTTCACGCACGTTCGAGGAGAGATTCCTCCACATGTTAAACCCGAAGTCGACTTATCTATCTTTGACGACTTCCCTGTTGTATTTGCAGGTGATCTTCATGCTCACAGCAATACGCAACGTAACATTATATACCCAGGCAGTCCCATGACTACTTCATTTCATAGAAGTAAAGTAAAGACAGGATACCTGTTTATAAATGA